AATAAGGAGACACAGACATGGGATGTGATGCAAAAGCTATGGCACTGAACAGAGTGAAGCTCGCTCTGCGCATTTCGGAGGACGAGTTTGACAGCGAGATCACTGATCTCATGTCTGCCTGTCTTCAAGACTTAGGGATCGCAGGTGTTGAGCCTGTGCTGACTGATCCAATCGTCCGTCTGGCAGTAACCACGTATGTGAAAATGCATTTCGGCGAGCCGGATGAATATGACAGGTTGAAGAAGTCATATGACGAACAGAAAGCACAGCTCAGCATGGCATCGGGGTTCACTGTATGGACAGATCAAGCGTGATTTATCTGATCTCCGAAGAATTCGCACCGAATTCGATGGGAGTGCTTGAGCCGACAGAGACCAGACGCAAGGTCTACGCACAGCATCAGTCTGTCACGGCTGATGAATGGTTTGACGGCGGGCGGAACGGGCTAAACCCTGATATGAGATTCCTCATGTTCAGACCGGAGTACAGAGGCGAACAGATCATCGAATTCAGAGGGCAGAGATACGCAGTGTATCGCACGTATGAAACACGCAACGACATCATCGAACTGTATGTCGAGCGGAAACAGGGGGATGTATGAGCAAGAAAGTGGGAGTCGAAGATTTCCGCATGGAGGTCATGCAACTTCTTGATGAATACGGTAAGGATGCCCGGATGGTATTGAATGACACCATCCCGGAAGCGGCGGATATCTGCGTGAAGATGATCAGAGGCAATTCAAGGAAGCAGACAGGCAAGTATGCCAAAGGATGGACGAAGAAACAGCAGTATTATCGTGGTTTAGGCACCTCTTACGTGGTCTATAACCGGGACAGATACAGAGTCGCTCATCTTCTGGAGCGTTCCCACAGGATCAAGAACCAGTGGAACACATACGGCTCAACAGTCGGTGATAACGTCATCAGAGACGCTACCGACTACACAGAGCAGTGGCTTGTCACAGAAACGGAAAAGAGGCTTAAAGGATGACATTCGACGATATTTATGATGCGGTTCTTGAAACAGGGCTACCTGTGGCAGTGAACTTCTTCGAGAAAGACATCCCGAACCCGCCTTACATCGTGATCACTTATCCTCAGAATAACGATATGTACGCCGATAACTCTAACTATGCAGAGATCACTCAGATCGACATCGCACTCTATGCTGTGCGCAAGAATGCGGCTCTGGAGCGTTCCGTTGAGAACGTTCTGAAGGAGCATTTCGGCTCTTGGTTCAAGAGTTCGGAGTGGGTCAACAGTGATCATTTGCAGGAAACAATTTACACTACGGAGATGACTATCAATGGCTAATAAGATTAAATACGGCATCAGAAACTGCTATTACGCAGTTGCTACCGACACAGATGGTGTACTTACTTACGGCACACCGAAGCGGCTTGCCGGAGCTGTCTCTCTGTCGCTTGAAGCACAGGGAGAATCCAATCCCTTCTATGCTGATGACATCGTTTACTTCCAGAGTATCGCCAATAACGGATATTCGGGATCTCTCGAGCTTGCTCTTATCCCTTCCGACTTTAAGGGCGATGTACTGGGCGAGCTCACAGCAACGAACGGATTACTGGTTGAGAAAGCCGACACAGCGACAGTCGAATTTGCTCTGCTTTTCGAGTTCCAGGGCGACGAGAAGGCTACCAGACACTGCATGTACAGATGCACGGCGACTCGCCCGGCAGTCGCAGGATCAACTAAGGAAGCGAGCATCACGCCTCAGACTGAGACGCTGAACATCACGGCTATGCCTCGTATCAGCGATCAGATCATCAAGGCATCCGTGCCTCAGTCTGACACTGGGGCATATTCAACCTGGTTTGACGCAGTAGTCGAACCTGAATTCTGAGAATAAGGAGAAGGTATGGAGAGAACAGTCAGAATTGATGATAGAGATGTAAAGTTCAAAGCTACCGGGGCAACGATCAGGATCTACAGGCAGATGTTCCGCAGAGACATTCTTGAGGACATGGATAAGCTCCAGAAAGAGGCGACGGAGGGGAAACTGTCGGCTGAGGCTCTCGAAATGTTTGAGAACATGGCTTTTGTCATGGCAAAGCAGGCAGATCCATCTATCCCGGACACTGCGGACGAATGGCTCGACGGCTTTTCGATGTTCTCTCTCTACCAGATTCTTCCCGAAATCATTGCGCTGTGGGGCTTATCCTCCACAACGCTTTCCGACAGCAAAAAAAAAGCACTCGCACAGACCGGCCTTTAACAGTCGGTCTTTTTCTGCTGAGGTGCATTCAAATAGGCATACCGATGTCTGATCTGGACGAGTTGGATTTAGGGATGATATTGGACATTATGACCGAATCATCGAACGACTCGGCAGAGTGGACACAGGTAGCTACGCAGGAAGACTTTGACAGATTCTAGGGGGAACCATGGCAGGAAGCAGATTAAAGGGCATCACTGTAGAGATTGACGGCAACACCACCAGTCTCCAGAAATCTCTCAAAGATGTAGATAAATCATTAAGGGATACTCAAACCCAACTTAAGGACGTAAACAAACTGCTGAAGTTAGATCCTTCAAATGTTGATCTGCTCAAGCAGAAACAGAAACTTCTGACGGATGCAGTAAAAGATACAAAGAAACGGCAGGACGAGCTCAAGAAGGCTCTGGAAGATGCCAAGAATGCCGGAGACACCGAAGCGGCAAGAGATCAGCAGGACAGGCTCCAGAGAGAGCTGATTGAGACGACTCTGAATCTGGAAGACCTGCAGGATCAGCTTAACCACTGTTCCCCGGTTCTTGAATCGATTTCGGCAAAAACTGGCGAATGGGCAGAGAAGACTAAGGGCATTTCAACGGTAGCAGCTGGTGCGGCGGCGGGTATGCTCGGCATGGCTGCAAGTGCCGCATCAACGGCGGACGATTTGCTGACGATGTCCAATGTGACCGGGTTCTCGGTTGAGGAACTTCAAAAATTACAGTATGCATCATCATTCATTGATGTTTCATACGAAACGATGACCGGGTCGATCCAGAAGCTGACCAAGAACATGGCGAACGGCTCGGATGCTTTTGAGAAGCTCGGTGTGGTCATTCATAACAGTGACGGCTCGATGCGCAATGCGAAAGATGTCTGGTATGACGCAATTAAGGCGTTAGGCGGCATTCAGAACGAGACCGAAAGAGACGCCGTCTCTATGGAGCTCTTCGGCAAGTCAGCTATGGAAATGGCGGGCATTGTTGATGACGGCGGCGAAGCTCTGATTTCGTTAGGCGAAGACGCTGAAGCCACCGGGAACATCTTAAGCGGTGAAGCGGTCGAGAGTGCGGTGGCATTTAATGACCAGATTGATGAGTTGAAAGCAAAAGCCTCGCAGGCATTCCTCGAAGCTGGTGCTTCACTGGCTGAGACATTAGTGCCGGCACTGGAAAAGCTGGTCGAAGTGGTCACACAGGTGCTTTCATGGTTCGGCAATCTGGACGGAAGCACGCAGGCTCTGATCCTGAGTGTGTTGGCTTTAGTGGCGGCGATTTCCCCGGTATTGGGAATGATATCGGCTATCTCAGCGGCGGCGGCGGCTCTGAACGTGGGCATGTTGCCAATGTTGGGAACGATCGCATTGATCATTGCGGCAGTGTCGGCGGTCATTGCGATCGGTGTTGCGCTCTATCAGAACTGGGACACCATCGTAGCCAAATGTTCGGAATTCAGTGCCAACGTTCAGGCGAAATTTGAGGAGATCCGGGCATCCATCGGTGACAAGGTTGAAGCGGCAAAGAAGAAGGTCTCTGATGTATTTGAGAGCATCAGAAAGACAATCAAAGAGAAGATTGATGCGGCTAAGGAAGCGGTGAGCGGAGCAATCGAAAAGATCAAAGGCTTCTTCAATTTCTCATGGAGCCTTCCCTCGCTTAAGATGCCGCACTTTTCTATCACTGGTGAATTCTCGTTAGTGCCGCCTAGAGTGCCGCATGTTTCCGTTGACTGGTACGCGAAGGCTATGGAAACGCCGATCCTGCTCAATGGTGCGACCATATTCGGAGCCATGAACGGCAATTTACTCGGCGGCGGCGAAGCGGGTCAGGAAGTCATCCTCGGGCTGAACAAGCTGAAGGAAATGAGCGGAGAGACCAACATCAACATCGTAATCAACGCAACACCTAACCAGTCTGAGGCAGAGATTGCCCGGATGGTCAGCAGACAAATTCAAAATGACATAATGCGAAAGAAGGCGGTATTCGGATGACAAAGCACTCTATTACTTTTGGCGGACTGGATTCCGCCTTTTTTGATATCTGGTTAAGCGGTGAGGGAACGTTTGCGGCACCTGAGAGGGATGTGAAGAAGGTCTCTGTGCCGGGAAGGAACGGCGATCTGATGATCGACGGCGGCAAGTGGGAGAACATCGACGTCACTTATCCGGCATACATCCATACGGACTTCTTCAATAAGTTCGAGGACTTCCGCAAAGAGATCTGCCGGAAAAGAGGCTACCAGAGATTAGAAGACACGTACCACCCGGACGAGTTCCGGATGGGCATATTGACGGACGGATTAAACCCGAATAATTTCGTCAACTTCTACCGTTCCGGGCAGTTTGATATCACATTCAACTGCAAGCCACAGAGATTCCTGAAGAGCGGCGAACAGCCGATTCAGATCCTTTCACCGCTTGCGTTTGCAAATGAGTGGTCGACCATGCTCTTGCCTGTCTATGGTGATCTGACGCTGACAGCACACAGTGCTGACACATTAAGCATCACGGTCAGCACGTATGATACCAATAAGACTCAGCTCAGAGACATGACGGCGACACTCACAGACGGGCAGAGCACAACGTTCACATTCAACCAGACCGACATCTACTTCCGGGCATTCATCACAGGGTTCGAGGAACCGGACGAGACCACGGTCACAGTTGAAACCACGACATTATTCGACGGCAATCCACTTGAGATCAATGCGGAGATGGGGCGGACGGTCAGATTCACCAATCCGACAGGATATGCGGCGAAACCTCTGATTAAGGTTTATGCGGAGCTGTTAAACGGCACCACGATCACCAACTACGTGGATGGTGTTAAGCAGGATTATTACGCTTTCCATGTTGACGCAACAGGGGCGGATTCCTTCACGATCGACTGCGACATGCAGTATGTATATGACGATAATAAGACCAATTTAACCCGATATTTAACCCTCTCAACAGCCGAAAGCGCAATCGGTGAGGGTTTGGTCTTTCCTCAGCTTAGCGAAGGCGATATCGAGGTTTACACGACTTATAACGCGCTTGGGGGACTCGGGCTGATTGAGATCTACCCGAACTGGTGGAAGCTATGATTCCGAGGCTGTTCGAGAAAGATGCCAGGACGTTCACCAACTTCGGGCTGTGCCCGTTGGTTGACTGTATCGAGTGCATGGTCACTGAGGTCAGGAACGGCGAATATACTCTGTCGCTTGAGTATCCGAGAGACGGGCAGTTCGCCCAGGAATTAAAGCCTGACAGAATCATCCTGGCTGACCCGGCAGACGATACTGCAGCGGAACCGTTTCGGATCACTGAAGTCAGTTTCGATATGAACGGCAACATTGACGTTCAGGCTGAGCATATCAGCTACCAGCTGAATGACGTAATCATCGGCAAATGCTCACGTAACACACGTTATCCGGCGGCGGCATGGGAGAGGGCGGACGAGTATAAGCTCACACCGAACCCGTTCACCTTCACGACCGACATGACTGACGCATCCCAGACTGTGCACATGTTCGGGTGCGATGTGCCGAGGTCTATGCGGCATCTGGTTGGCGACACGATGGTCGGACTTTATGGCGGCGAACTGAAATGGGTTAAATACCAGGTAAATCTGCTGAAGAGCCGGGGACAGAATAACGGGGTAAAGATCGCATATACGAAAAATCTGACTGGACTGGAGTATGACATCGACATCAGTGACGTTTACACCGGAGCGGTCGCATATTACTCAAACACCGATACATACGTGCAGGGCACGGTGCAGACGATTGCCAATGAATATTCGTTTAACAGGGTGCAGGTGTTGAACGCATCAACTGAATTCGACACCACACCGACAGCCGCACAGCTTAATCAGTATGCGGCGGACTGGCTCGCCTCAAACGGCAACATCCCGAGCGTGAGCGTGGATGTGAAGTTCGTACCATTATGGCAGACGGAAGAATATAAAGACTTCTACGGGCTCGAACATGTATCACTTTGCGACACGGTTGAAGTGATCTATCCGCCTCTGAATTTAGACGTGACGGCTAAGGTTGTTAAGACCGTTTATGACGTACTGGCGGACAGATATGACGAGGTGGTGGTTTCCTCGATTAAGGCAACGCTTGCGGACACGATCTACGATCTGATGAGGGACGGCGATGTTTAAGACTCCGCAGGCTTTCTACGATGCCGTCATCGGTAAATCGATCGACATGGATGGCGCATACGATGCGCAGTGTTGGGATCTTTTTGATTATTTCTGCGATGAGGAAGGGGTCACTTGCTCAAGGTATTGCTCTTTAACAGGCTACGCAGGTGACCTTTATAAACTCAGATACAAATACGGATACGATAAATTCTTTGACTTTTTCTATCCTAAGAATGCAAAGCGTGGTGATTGGTACTTTTCTGATCACCACGTTGCTATGGTATGGGATGTGTACGATGACGGAACTGCTCTGCTGTTAGGGCAGAATCAGAGTGGTATAAAGAAAGTCACACTCAAGAAGTACAAACTCAGTGACGCATTAGGGATGATGCGCTGGAGGAAATGGATGGACGGCTGGCAGAAAGAAAATGGTAAGTGGTACTACTACATAAACGGAAAGAAGACCACAGGGTGGAAGAAGATTGCTTACAAAGGAAAAGACTGTTGGTTCTTCTTCGATTCTGATGGAGTCATGATTACTGGTTGGAGACTGATCACTTATAAGGGAAAGAAAGAGTGGTTCTGGTTTGACGACAAAGGAGTCATGGCTGAAAACATCCTCAGATGGGTCAAGAATAATTGGTATTACTTTGACGCAGACGGTGTGATGGTTACGGGAGAGATCGAACTTACATTAGAGTTTGATTCATCCGGCAGGCTGATCGGAGGCAGGAAATGAGTTTCTATGACTTTATGGGGCATAAAGCCGATACGCAGAAGATCATTGATGCGCACTCTAAAGACTTCAATTACAACACTGCAAAGGACTATCTCAAGAAGTGCGGTGGGGTGAAGGCATACATCAGATCGCTGGGTGGAGTCTTCACTAAATACGTTGATTTCAACGGAAAGATTACCACACAGGAGCAACTCACGGAGATCGGCGACTATGTTACTGGTCTTTATGACATCTGGGGTGTGGATTACTCCAATGGCTGCGATTATGAATTCAGCGAGAATCGGTACAAAGCAAAATGTGGATGTGTCGGTGCATTCTATCCGGCGCACGATCCGAAAGCACGTTTCGGAGTCAATTACTCTGTGTTTGGCTTTGCAAACGGTGACTGGCTCCCCACCATCGAAGAGCAGTTAGAAAAAGGCTACGCTGTGGTCAACTGCGCACAGGGTGTAGTGCAAATCTTAAAGAAGTGCGGACTGGTTCCTAAATCCTTTCCTGATCCGGCATATAAACCACAGTATTATTTGGATCATGGGTATGGTTACAAGTTGATCAAGAACATGAAAGACCTTCGTGTTGGGGATGTGCTTGCCCTGGCACACGGATCTATTCCGAACAGATCTTCTATCACTCGGCTGGGCAACTGGGAGAGCTGGCTCTTCCACACCACCATCGTGGCTGAAAAGACCGACAAATATATCATCACCTATGACACCGGACATGCATACACTTACTACGGCGAAGTGCGGAACAAGCGTAATCTGAACCAGAGTCCGTATGAGTGGTGCGATGACTGGATCGGAATCAGACTGGATGCCACAGCCAGCCTCGCAAAGGATGGACAGTGGAAAGAGACCAACGGCAAATGGCAGTACATTAAGGGAGGCAAACCAGTTAAGGGCTGGAACTTCCTGAGCTGGTCGAAGGGCGAGAACTGGTTCTATTTCGATTCCAACGGATACATGCTGACAGGATTCCATGATCTGAAGTGGTCTAAAGGCACTAACCGCTTCTATTTCGATAAGAACGGTGCAATGCTGACAGGCTGGCAGAAGATTTCTAATAAGTGGTACTACTTCGAGACATCCGGTGCAATGGCCACGGGACTGCGTCAGCTGAAGTATAAAGATAAATGGGATTACTATCTCTTTAATAAAGATGGAGTCATGCAGACAGGCAAGAAGAAAGTTAAAACCAAATTCGGCACGAACGGCATGACAGGAGGGCATTTATGAGCAAGGAATATTGGAAAAAATGGTGGGCGGCGGCTCTGGTGAGGTCGTTGAAAACTGTCTGCCAAACGGCGGTGGCTACGATTGGCTCGGCGCAAATGATTTCCTCGGTGGATTGGAGGCTTGTTGTTTCGGCTTCGATCCTCGCAGGCATCCTTTCTCTGCTGACATCACTGGGAGGTCTGCCGGAAGTGGAGGTTGAACATGACAGCGAATGACACGATTAGCATCGCCCTCTTGCTGTCGGTTGCCTCTCTGGTCTGCACTCTGATCAGCACTTACGGAGGGCAGAGCAAGAGAAAGAAGGAAGAGATGGAGGCAGAGATCTCACGCAGAGCCGATCTCAAAGAGGAATTTGTCAAAGTCAATTTCAAGTTGGACGAATTCTGCCGGAGATTAGACGAGGCAATGAAGCGGTTCGACAAGACGGATCAGAGACTTGAAGACCATGAGCGGAGGATCTCCGATCTTGAAAAGGAGTTAAACCATGAACGTAACTGAAGTAGTGTTCAGCGGATTTTATAAGACACAGATCTGCGGTCTGTACCAGTATGACTATGGGCAGGTGTTGAAGTTTACCGACATCACACTGCCGTCAACTTACGAAGTACACTTCGCTCAGAGCGGAGCAAGCACCACAGTGACGGTTCTGGGGGGCGAGAATGGTGTGCAGATCCCAGACCAGTATTTGCTGGCAGATCTCGACATCAAGGCATATATCTATCTTCACGAAGAGGAGACGGATGGCGAGACGGTCTATCAGGTGCTTATTCCGGTCATTGCAAGACCAGAGCCGACAGACGTTGAACCGACCCCAGTCGAGCAGGACATCATCACGCAGACCATAGCCGCTCTTAATTCAGCAGTAGACACAGCCGAGGGCTACGCAGCAGACGCAAGTCAGAGCGCATCCGACTCAGCTGCTTCAGCCATCAGCGCACAGGCATGGGCAGAGGCGGCACAGGAATCAGCAGAGTCTATTGACATGTCGAACTATGCCACAAAGGCGGCACTCCAGAGCGAAGAAAGCGCCAGATCCTTGGCTGACACAAGCCTCAGCAATGATATCGACGCAGAAACGCAGAGAGCGACGCAGGCAGAGACTTCGATCAGATTGGCAATACCCAACAAGACAAGCCAGTTAACCAACGACAGTGGCTTCCTTACATCCGCACCAGTGTCCTCAGTCAACGGAAAGAGCGGAGCGGTCAACCTCTCAGCCAGTGACGTGGGTGCTTTGCCTTCCTCTACGGTTATCCCTAGCAAGACATCTGACCTTCAGAACGACAGCCATTTCATCACAGCATCCGAAGCCCCTGTCCAGTCCGTCAATGGTCAGACAGGAGCAGTCACCATCCCGACAGCTACCACATCAGCAAACGGACTCATGTCCTCACAGGACAAATCCCGTCTCGATGACCTATACGCAGACTATTCAAGTGCTTTAACGGCACTGGGGGTGTAAATGGCACAGCCTTTAACAGACGCTATAAACGCACTTACGAGGTACGCAAACGAGACAACAGGGCAGTCTGACACTACTCTTTCCGATGCCGTTGAGACCTTAGTCGAAGGATACGGACAAGGCGGTGGTGGCGATGAACTTGTCGGATTCGTTGATGGAACATTGACCACATTCAGCAATGACGAGATTACATCGGTCAGAAAGGCGTGCTTTAGGGAATGTAGTAACCTAACCGAAATCTCACTTCCTAATTGCGTGTCACTGGGGGCAGAGGCATTCTATAACTGCACAAGTTTGACTAAGTTGAATCTTCCAAAGGTTGAAACCGTGACGCAGTCATCGGCTTTCACATATGTCCGATGTCCATTGGTGTTGCCGAAATTTAAAGGTGGTATGTACAACAAATTCAGCGCATACAGAGGCACAGTAGTTGATTTCGGTGAAGAAACGTATACGGTTGATAATTATTCTTTCACCAATTCAAAAGCATTGAAAGTTGTAGTGCTGAGGAGTCCCACGCTTGCACCGTTAGCCAATATTGGTGCATTTAATGACACACCATTCGCAAGCAATGGCACAGGTGGCAAACTGTACGTCCCTCAAGCACTCATCAGCAGTTACCAATCAGCAAATAACTGGTCAACTATCCTCGGATATGCAAATAACCAGATTCTGCCGATTGAAGGCAGTCAGTACGAACATTATTACGCAGACGGAACACCGATAGAATAAAGGAGACAAATCATGTACTATTTAACAGAATTACAGACCAGACCTGACGGCATTGTCAACGCAACACTTCAGGCAAGGTCATCCCTTGCGACAGGGCTTGCTTTTTACTACCAGAGGGCGGCGGTAGCTGTGACCACAACGGACTTCACGGCGGTGGCTTTAACTTTGCAGGATCAGCGTGGGAAGGTTATCAAGAACGAGCTGTTTGCGACGCAGTATGTACCGCCTGTGCCGGAGGAAGAAGAAGAGACAGATGACAACGAAGGAATTCATTGAGTGGCTGGACGAGATAGGGGTTAGAGCGTAAGTTTGCGGACTGCGCTTAGAGGGTGCGCTTTGCGGAGCGCATCCTTTTTTTTGTGATGTTATGCGAGGCTCTGCGAGGTTACTCAAGTTAACGCAAGATCTCACGCAAGCGTGATACCGAATTGATACCCAAATATGAAAAAGTGAGCATTTCGGTGCATGGAATAACAAAAAAATGCTGAATATATCAGCATTTCGCAAACTTATGCAAGGTTTCAATTTTATCTGTTGTAATCTTCAACCCCAGTAATTTACTGATGATTTTCGCCCTGTGATACCGATATGATACCGTTTATTAGATTTACCATCTCATCATCCGCTTTCTCGAACAGGTGTGCGTAGGTTCTGAGCGTCTGATTTATGGACGCATGTCCGAGATATTTGGACACCGCAACGATATTAGCACCTGAGCCGATCAGGTTGGTAGCAAACGAGTGCCGGAGATCATGGATGCGCAGTTTAGGAAGCCCTGATTTCTCAATATACGCCACAAATCGGTCTTGCAACGTGACGCTTGGAATCGGGAAGATAAGATCATCGTCTTTTTCTGTTCGCTCTAAAATCGGCTCTAAAATGGCTCTCAGCGAGGGGGTGATCCTAAGCACTCTGTCGGAGGTCTCTGTCTTGGTTCCTCGGACATGTACCCAGTCGGCACCGACATCCTTCTTGCGGACGCTCAGAGCCTCAGATTTACGGACTCCGGTGTAGTAAATGAATGCAAAGCACGCACGGTAATATTCGAGATCAACCACGCTGAGGAACTGGGCAAACTGCTCAGGCGACCATGTTACATATTTCCGCTGTGGCTGTTTGACCCTTTTCAGCATCAGAGACGGGTTTGGTAGGTCGTAAGCGTCTGAGGCGAACTTGAACACCGATCTGATCACACTGATCATCAGGTTCTTGGTCGATGGCTTCAAATCGTTGGTGATAAATTCAGAATACCAGACCGTCAGATCGCTCTTTTTAATGCGATTTAAAGGGGTGTGATAATACGGGAAGTATTTCATCGCCATGTTCGTCTGTGCCTGCTTTGTGCGCTCTTTCGGGGCATTAAACGCATAATACTGCTCCATGATTTCGGAGAACACAGCAGACTCGGGTGCCTGCTTGCCACGTTGAGCAGCCTCCCAGTCCAGAGCGTCTCTTTTGGTCGCAAATCCTCGTTTGAGTATCTGCTTGCGCTTGCCGTCTGCGGTCTGGGAGTACTTAACGTACCATGTGCCTCTGGCTTTGTCCTTATATGCAGGCATCAGAGATCACCGAGGATATCCGCCCATGACACGCCGAGCACCTCGCAGATCTGGAGGAATACCGACATGTCGATCGGATTCGATCCTGATTCGTATTTGCTGATAGTGGTGCGGTCGACACCGATCAGGTCAGCAAGTTCTTCCTGATTCATTTTTTTCCGTCTGCGAGCCTTCTGGATTGCTTTCCCAATCTCGTAATCATATTGCTTTTTGCTTTTCATAATCCTCCATCCTCTTCTTCAATATAATGTTAATGTGACGGTGAGTCAAAAAATATGCCATGAATTTGTTTAAAATGTGATTGACGGTCACATTTATATGATTTAAGATAGTTGACGAAGGAGGTGAATAGATGGCGGAGATCACAAGGAACTTCAAGCCGGACGAGATCAGAAGGATGTTAAACATCACTATCGATGACCTGGCTAAAGAGTTTGGCATCAGCCGGGTGACGCTGATGCGTAGAGAAGCCGGGGAGTCGGAATGGAAAGCCTCAGAGATTAAATGGCTTTCCGACCGGGCAGACATCCCGGTGGACAGGATCACTTTTTAATTACAGAAGAATGTGATTCACCGTCACATTTATGAAACTGTATTTGAACGTGACAGACATTGCCAACCATCTCGGCATCAGCTGGCGCAAAGCCAAACGAGTTTATGACGAATGCGACCGCATCGAAAAAGAAGAGCTTGCCGCATTTCGGATCGAGCCGAGAAAGGTGCGCATCACTACAGTGTGCCGGGTCGCTCATGTGAGCATCTCGGACATCAAACGAATTAAAAAGGCTGACGGTGTGCGAGACCAATCAGCCAAGTAATGAGGTGATCATTTATGATCACTCACATTTTAGCAGAAAAGTGAGGAGTAAAAAATGAAAGATCCAAGCAAAAGAGAGTCCGTCGTTGTGACTCCAGATATTGCTAGGCACTGGCTTGAAACTCTTGCAGATTATCAACGCAAAGCATCGTCAAAAGACGTTGATCTATATGCAAGGATGATGAAAGAAGGGAAGTGGGACGAGAACGTTCCACAGGCAATATGTTTCGACACAGACGGACGGCTATGCGATGGGCAACATAGGCTCATGGCTGTTGTTGCTTCGGGGGCAAGCATCAAATTCGATGTAATCAGAGGAATGACCAGAGAAACATTTCTTCGGTTGGATCAAGGGCGAAGAAGAACCGCCGCAGAATTTATTAACGTGAAGTATTCAACTCACATCTCGGCACTGATAAGCAGGATCATTGCAATAAAATCACACGCCACATTTTCCTCGTTGTGCATGAAAACAGCAACAAGGGATAAGGTGCTCAGAGAGGATATTGTCGCAGAGTATCAAAAAAACCCGATGTATTACACACAGCTTGTAGAAAAGGCAAGAAAGCTCTATCGAAACGTCCGCATTGCTTCGCCGTCCACTATTGCGTTTGCTATCTGGTCGGAGCAGTTGCTTGATAATGACGATCTTTTGGACAGTTTCATCCGTGAAGCGTGTGATGTTGAAACCGCAGAAAGATGTGTCCTTTACATGAGACAGCTGATAAACACAAGAAAATTAGACGCACCGGATTCCCAGAAAGTAAACAAGTGGGGGGTAGGTGTTTTCTTAAAAAGCTATGAACTCTACAAAAGGGGAGAATACACAAAGAGAATGAGCGGCATCTCGCAGTTTCTCGACAAATACGACGCAAGGGTGAACGAAGCACTCGAAAAGGAATATGGAGGAAAAGCATGAAAAGAATGTTAGAAAAGTATCCACCGACCGACTATGCAAATCTGCAGACTTATTTCGCTATCGCTCTGATCCTGATGGGCATTGCTGAGATATGGAAGGCGGTAATTGCATGAGAATCGTCATTAAGGAACCGAACGAGAAGCCCAGAAGCACATTCGTGCCCAGAGGCGGCGCACAGCTTC